TGTTCCGGGAGTTACCGTTAGTCCAGTAATAGTTATGCCACCCGTTCCGGGATCGGCAGCAGCTGCCCAGTCTTTGTAAGTGCCACTTAGAGGAATGATAGTTAAAAAGTAAGATTTAAATCCAGAACCATCAGTCTCAGATCTAGACCCTATAACTTGCGCTTCGCTGGAGTTAGCCGAGTTGCCTATGCTAAAGCCATTAGTAACTGCTATGGTATAGGTTCCAGCAATAGTTTGTCCTACTCCATTTCTACCACGTACTCTAATTTCTGGTAGAGGAGCGACAGCATATTCTTTATCTCTAAACCAGTGCAGTCCATCAGCAGCATAGCCTAAGCTTCTTTTATACGTAGAGTTTCTAAGTACAGCTTGGGAGGCTATTAGCGCAGTCATGTAAGCCGTTGCTGAAGAGTAGTATAAGGAACCTTCAGTTATAGAATTTATAGTTAATAAAGTCTGACCACCTGCCACTTTATCTAATCTAGAGATACCAGATGAAGTAGATAGATAATCTAAGTTAGATACTGCTAGAGTCACTGTGTTATTAGGAGCTGAAAAATCTACCACCTGCCCTAAGAAAACAGGATTACCTACTAAAGATGCTCCACTATAAGGATTAAGAGTAGCTACTAAGTAGTCTCCCACAGCATATCCGGCTGTACTGGGTACGCCTAAGATATATAAAGAAGTGTTTCCAGCAGATAAAGTAGCGTCATACTTTTCATAACCATCAATCTTTCTTAAGCCATCCGAGTCAGTAATCTCATAGTTGTTACATGACAGTAAACTTCCAACCTCCGCAGTAAACGGAGAGGAAGATAAGTCCAGCCCTTTATTTAAAGATACCACGCTAGGAGTTAAGTTTTCAATCATGTAAAGTCATATCTCGATCTAGCCCACGATACTACTGGCATCTTATTCTTCTCTAACCTGTGATTAAAGAAGTCAAACTGCTTAGCAGCACGGGTGTATTTAGTTGATTGAGAGTCCCAGCTAGCCCACTTCATTACAGCAGCCCATGCAATCATAGGATGGTATTGGGAAGGAATAGTACTAGGAGTATCTGTGTATAGAGTCAGAGCATTCTGAGAAGTCGTGTAAGTAAAGTGTAGTACATACTGCTTATCAGGACGTGGATAGAAATCCAGATCACCCTCTGGGGTAATGGTAGCATACTGTGGCATACCATATGTTAGACTCTGCTCAAAGCTTTCAGCCCATTGTGCCCATGGGATCATCTCAATCTTGCGCAGCTGGCTATCAGCTGAGTTAGTCTGAATAGTAGAACCCCCAGTAGTTTGCACATACATAGTCTCATACAGTATTTCTGATATATCAGTTTTCTGAGCATCGTTCACAAAGTTGTATCTCCCACGGCCTTTCGACTGGAAGATATTATTAGCTGGCGTAGGTGTCAGCTCATCAAAGTATTCGTTTAGTTTATATTGTTCTGCTGCTGTTTTAAAATACAGCGTGGCCTTGGCAGTACCAGCTGCCCAAGAACCTGAGTGTGTAATTACCTGAGCTATAGTAAAGTCAGAGTCAGTATCATCGCCATTATACGTGGCTCCTACTGGAGGAGCTGTAGCTCTTAACCCATTCTCCACATACATAGCTGGGTAGATAAACACAGTAGCTCTAGCGGTCCTGAATTCGTATTCATCGCGAGCTATCTGTAGTTCATTCCAAGCATCTGAGACCCAAGTCTTCATATTACGATACATACTTTGGTCTGGAGGTGAAGCAAAGTTAGACGAAGTAAGGGGGTCTAAATCGACCCCCGACTCCAATATGGCAGTATTAACTAATTCTAAATATGTAGCCATATAGTATCCTCTTATTACATCATGTTAGGTGGACGCTTCTCTTTCTTCTCTTCCGTCTCAGAACGAGTTAACATCTCCGTAGGTTCCATTTTAATGAAGCCTTGTTTAATAGCATCATGCACTTCACCACGTTTAGGCCATCTTCCGAACATCTTCCAGAACTTTTCACGAGGCCCGTACGATGCTCTTTTACCGATTTCATTACCCGGCCAAGGATCCGGGCCCGGAGTACGGTCTAGAACTTCAAACGGATAACTAGGAGAAGCTTCGATACGAATACGCTTTGAATCATTAAAAGCTTTCTCTGAATCTTCAATCAACTGAGGGTGGGTAGAATTTCTAAGAACCTCTACTACTTTCTCTGGAACGTTAATAGCCACACCTCTTGGAAGAGTTGCCGTGCGTCCATTGATGTGAATATACACAGGGATATTCTTAGATCGAGGACTAGAGTCTTTTAGAATCTTAATCTTCACAAAGCCCGGAGGAGGTGGACCATTAGGGTCTGATACCTTAACTAGGGTTTGCCCACGTGCGCGGTGTTTAATAGCAGCTAAGATTTCTAGTTTGGTAGAATCTTTAGCAACAGCTACTCTCATTAGAGAAGCATACTGCCTTAGCTGAGCTATTGTCATCTTTTCCAAATCTTGCTCTTGTGACGCAAGGTCTGGGTTTTCTAATACTTGGTCTTCACTGGTTTCATCAGTAGACATATTGGTACTCCTTAGTACATGGTGTTATAATTAACGAGGTTTTTGTTGCGATGGTTTAAGTGGCTTAGGGCGACCTGCCATATTGTAATCCTCCATATAACGAAAAAGGGTAGCCCCCGAAGGGGCTACTATTAGTTTAAACATTAAATAGAACCAACACCCAGCGTATTGTAACGATTACGATACACGTATTCTGGAGTGATAGCTGGGGTGCCAGAAACAGCAGCCAGTTTCACAGTGCAAGTCAAATAACGGTCAGTGTTAGGATTACCAGCAGGGCCAGTACCAATTACAGCTTGTACAACCATAGACTCCGTAAGAGGAGAAACTAGGCCGGAAGCAAAGGCAGGCGTACCACCATTTTCAACACGTACAGTACCACCGGCTTGGCCGATATTCGATACAGAGATGAATGCAGCAGGTACGTCAGACTGAGTTAGTGCATCATAACCCAGCGAGATGGTTGCGGTAGCACCAGTATCAATGTCGTCTACTGATAGAGTAGCTTCAAGGATACGCTGATTGGCACCGATTTTGAAAAACTTGAACACATCAGCAGCAGCAATAGGAGTACCTGCCGGTACTTTAATTGTAGCAGAGATTTGAGCAGGTTCTTCGCTCATGGCGCGGTAGAAGTTTCTACCGATGAAAGCCTTAGATTTAAAAGTAGCCATTATTTATATCCTCCTATTAGTACGCGGAAACGGCACATTCGATGCGGGTCATCCAAGTCTCATTCAGACGAGTTGCGACGAACCACATTTTCCAAGAAACCAGACCACGCTGACCCAAAGGATCTTCATAGCTAGCAGCGATTTTTGGATTCAACACGCCCATTTCAATTGCATTCTTGCCTTGCAAAGGAGTTACAGCATAAGCGGATTGCGCTACGATTACCAGTGCATACACGTCTACTGCCGAGTTAGTGTTCAACACACCAGTCGTAACAGCAGAACCAGCGCCGAAGAAAGGCTCCAAGTGCGGAGTCAGTATGAAGCGCAGGTCTTCGAACTTACCAATTTCCAGATCGGAGACAGGCTTATACGAAGAGTAATATTCACGTGGCACAAAGCCTGCGATATCGCGCAAGTCTTGTTCCAGATTTGTGTGACCGAAAGCAAGAAACGCAGGAGCGACAGGTTCAGTAGCAATGTTACTAGTTGCGCCAATCATACTGGTAATGTGTTTACCATGGTTGGTTTTCAGAATACGCTGGGCCGAACGGAGTTCGTCATCAACGATAGTAGCAACAACAGTAGCACGGGAAGTAGCAACACCGGAATAGATAACCGAAGTACCGCCACGGATTACAGACCAAACCAGAGCTTCTTTAGTAGAAGCGGCTTGTTCCGAACACAAGGTAGACATATCATTCAACACAGGGTCTTCGTGAGTGTCTTGGATCACGTCAGTAAAGCCCACCCATCCGCCATATTGGGAGATAGTAGCTGACACATCTTCGTATTCCATTACAGTTGGGACTGGGGTAACACCTTCAGTCAGGGCAGTAGGCGACACATCGAATGGAATCGGACGACGCCATTTAATATTGAGGCCTTTGTTCTTAGGCAGAGCTTGAGTTAAAGCAAACTTCTCTAAGACCAGCAGAGGCTGGGCATGGTCAAGCATTTTCGCTACGGCAAATAAGCCTACGCGAGGCGAGATATCGCCATAGTTAGTACCTGAGAAAGACATAGTTTTTCCTCCTTACATCTTCTTTAATCGGATTTGTTCTTGGAAGTGGGCAAACAGCCTGTCCTCATCATCCGGTAATCCCTCACCGGCTTTAGCAGTACCGCTTACGGCGGCAGGAGCAGAGGCATTTAGTTTACGTTCACGTTCAAGGACTACGTTATTTGTTTTGGCATCAACAACAGGCTTAGCAGGTTTAGCTGGTGTCTCAGTAGTAGCAACGGGTGCTACCATCTGAGGGTTTTGCCTAGCCATATCTTTAGAAAATTTATCGAACGCAATTAGTACATCGTCTGCGTAGATAGAGGTAGCTAAAGCTAAGACACCTTCTGTTTGCTGCTCTTTCCATTGTTTATACTGGGGGTGCTTGAAGACTTCGTGAGCTAGTGGTACGGCAGCTAATAATTTGGTATTCTCTCTGTTCCAGAGTTCCTCATCATCTTTCTGGCGTAGTTCGCTTTTAATCTCTTCAGTTCTGGAGATAACTTCTTCGCGTATAGGGGCTGCTAACTCTTCCTTTAGACTCTGTAAAGTGTCTGCAAGGACAGGATCTACTTCCCGTATAGCTGCAATCTTCTCATCCAGCTTACTTTTGCTTGTAGCATCTGGCGCTGGTGCGGCCTGTGGTTCAGGGCGCTGGCCTTGGAGTTTGCGTTTTAGCTCCTCATTTTGACGTTGGAGACTAGGGACGCGGCCCTCATCTGACCTGATTTTGTGCTCAAGTCTCAGCTTCTCTTCTTTGATAGCATTAACTTTCTCTTGAACATCTGCTGGTAGGGCGGCAAACCAATCTTCTTGGGATGGCGCTGGTACAGCTTCTACAGGTTTTACCTCTTCAGTGGCAGCAGCTACTGGAGCTGGTTGCGACTCAGGTTGTGTTTCTACTATCTCAACAGGTTCAGCTAGTTTGCTTTCCATAACCTTGTTAAGGTCAGCCTCAGTACCACTTTTCATAGTTTCCTGAATCTGTGCAAACAGTTGGTCTTCTGTCAATTCGGCATTTAGACCCGGTTCAGCTGGATTAGTTCCATTTGTCATTTAGTTCTCCTTATCGGGCCTGTCGTTTCAGGGCCGACATTTCTATTGCGAGAAGGTCACGGATATACCCAGCTCTCCCTCTCAGTTGGTTCGCCTCATCGTGCGAACAGTCTTTAGCTACGATCTTATCATATATAATCTGTAGATCGTTTACTAACTTAGGCTTCATCAATCCCCAGTCTACTGAACGGAAGTTGAAGTTTTCATCAAACTCAGTATTAATACTCATTAGATACCGCTACCAGTCTCAGCTTTCATCCTAAGCTCCTGTTGTGTAAGCATATTCTCTCTCATCTTACGGGTCTCTTCCATCATACCTAAGAACTTCTTAGTTTCATCCGAACGTACGGCAATGTCGTGCATAATAGCATTCTTCTTATCCACTTCCTCAGTGTGTGCAGCCAGTTTAATGAGCTCAGCCTCTTTATCATTCTGAGAACGCAGAACCATAGCCTGTGATTCCACAGTACGTGCATAGTTAGCCGACATCTTCTCTTCATGCTCCCACTGCTCGCGCTGCTGTTGCTGTTTAACTTGGAATGCTAGCTCCATTTTCTTAAGATCAAGCTCAGCAGCCTTAACTTCCAGCTCCTTCTGCTTAAGTTGCAGTTCCATCATAGCAGGATCAGGCCTTTGAGCGGCTTGCTGCTGTAGCTGGGCTACTTCTTCCTCAGAACGTACGATATCTTGACTAGGAAGGTGCATCATTGCCAGTCTAGCACGTACTAAGTTACCTTTGTTGAGAATCATGCCCATCTCTGGGTCTTGTTTAGACTCCATACTCAGGCGTTCGATATCTCTCAAGTACTGCTGTTTGTTTTTATACTCAGTAGAGGTACGTACATCAATACTATAGTTACCTTTAATAGAAGGATCAGCGTTATACTGCATGTTCCAAGCCCAGAAACCTCTAATAATCTTCTCAGTAACGTTGTCATCCCATTCCTCTGACAAGAAGTCTAGGATAGTAGTAGCATTACGCTCAAGAAGCATAGCTCCAGTAGCAGAATCCATAGATCCGCCACCCTGCATACCGGCAGAGATCATAGGAGTTGAGGACTCTTCTTCTGCAAAGGTACGAGCAGCATCAAGAACTGGCATCAAATTTGCCACAACGTTAGGTACGTTAAAGAACTTAATAGCTTTCTCTACGTCTACCTGTGAGTCAGTCATGTACCATACTTTACGTGGCTCAATTTCCCACTTGTTATCAGCTGGTTCTACAAAGTGCTTGTGCATAGCTACTTGAGGACCAGACGAGGCCGAAGCATTGTCTAGAATCATTCTCCAAGTTTCCTTGGCTACACGCTGAGCATCTTTCATAAGCTGAGGCGCACCAAAACCTGCCCAATAGGATGGGTCTTTAAGCCATACAGATACGCCATAAGGAAGCTTAAAGCTAGCCTCAATGTTCTCTAACTCGATTCTAAGTACCTTGCCGTTACAAGTCCATACTTCTCCATAGTACTCATCATCAATAGAGTCATACGATGGTTCGATACCTAAGGCACCAAGTTGGGTGGCTGTAATAGGGCCATGATATTCAAGTACTAAATACTTATCTTCAAAGAGATAAGGATTGCTAGATGTAATGGTCGAGTATTCTGAGCAAGCAGAAGACATGTAGTCTGCTGGCTTGGCATCTAGAGCTGCCTTAACCTGATCTTCCGCAAAGCCGGGATGCTGAGCAAGCCTCTTCAGGTCAAAAGCTGATTTAGGATGAGCTTGGATAGTATCACCGCACATGTCAAAGTTATTAACAGTGTCGTCTGGGTAGAAGAACCACGGGTTAACATACTCCACAGCCGGGTATTTCTCTTGAGATACCTGAGCTACCCATAGAGTCGGGTCAACAGGAGAAGGAGCGTAAGTATTGTAAAGTTCTCCAGTGTTTACTGGACCTTTTACTATGCCAACACCTAGGATTACCCTGTCTTCGATAGCATGGCGACACTTTTTCCCATAGGAACAGTGCTCCAGTTGCTTCTCAATTTCTTTCTCCATGCCCCTAGCTTTAGCAATCTCTAAGGGATCTTTGGTAGTAACAGCCGGACCTAAGGACCAGTTCTTCTCCCCTCCAGCAAACTGCATAGCCACTGATTGGGCAATAGCGATATCGCATTTATTACGGACTATGTTATAGTATGGACGATTGGTACTAGCAGAATCGCCAAAAGGTTTGGTGTAGGATATTTGATCTGCCACAGCTAAGTTGCCGTAGTACAGTTCCATAGACTTACGCCATTCACCTTCTTTGGTAGTTCTACGACGAGCTCTATCGAAGAATTTGGCTTCAATATCTAGTGCTAGGTTATTTAAAACTTCCTCACGTTCAGCAGCTTCTTTAGCTTCTGCTTGAGCAAGCTCTTCCGCCATCATCTCCATCTCGTCTTCGGAGTAGCTTTCTTCTTCGTTAGACATCGTATCGTCTGGTACCATTATATACTCCGCTGTTAGTTAATTGGGACTTAGATAACGCTCTAGCTAGGTTATTGATGATGTATCTCAGAGCGTCCATAAGGTGGTCGTCTTCCTTAATTACCTTACCTTTGAGGTCTCGCCTATAAAGCATGTATTCTTTTGGAAAGTTCTGTAGGGTTCTGAATACCTTTAGTTTACCAGCTGCCAGTCGGTTCCAAGTATCAGTGATACCAGCATCTACTGCGTTTACAGCTGGCTTAAGACTTAGGCCATTCTCTTTATACATAGCTATCATCTGCTGACCATCAGTCTGTGACTTTCCTCTAGAAGCTGGATCAATAACTCCGGGAATCCATCTACCTCTAGTGAGGATAGACATGGCATGTACAGCTGGTGGTTGTTCTCTTACGTAGTGTTCGTCATATATGTACACGGTATCTGTATCTGGGTCTATAGCTGCCCAAAGAGCTGCCGTTACATTCCAGCCCACGTCCAATGCGTACATACGCTTCCAGTGATCTGGTATCTTAAATGGTTCACATTGAATCTCTTCTAAAGGTATAGGGTATATGTTGCCAGATCCCATAGCAGGAGTACCTTTTGATCTCGCATCTCTGAGATGTGGAGGACAGTCGGCAAGCATACGAGCTTTAGATTCTTCGTCCAACCAAGGGGCGTCATCCCAGCCAGCTGTAATAACAGCCTTAGAGGTGTTCAGCAAAGCTACACGAGAGTCCTCTCCCTCGTCTACTTCCTTAGCTGCATCAGCAATGAATGGACGTTTAGAGCCTATGAACGTTGCTTTCTGGCAGAAATTAACTACGAAAGGAGTAAGACCATGAAGAGGAGTAAAGGTATTAATCATTATACCATTCGTAGTCATCGTACGCATCAGGCATTCGTTATAGATCAGGGCAGGAATCTCTTCGTCAGCCCACACATAATCTTTAGCGGTACCGTAGAACGCTTGTACATCTTGTTCGTAGTTCTTGAAACCTATAGTTGACCAGCCCCCGGAGATGTGCTTAACTTCGATAACGTCAATACCTTGTGGTACGCCAGCAAGAGACCAGCTACGACCCATAAGGTCTGCTGGTATCATACCTGTACCGGGACTACCGATAGCCCCGAGTAACTCTTTCTGTACTACGTCACGGGTAGAACGAGCTGTTGAGCCAATAGCCCAACCGTGTGTAGGTTTGTCAAATACTCGTCCATTCCACCAGATTGGGTAGATACCTGTAGCATGACAAGCTACTTCGTAGGCTCCAGCAATACTCTTGCCGGAGCGGTTCGCTGCCATAAAAGATCTTTCGTGGTAATCCTTACCGGCATCGAAGAACAGTTTGTGCTTAGGGCAATGATCTATACTAAAGACTGATCCATCAATGAACCACTTCTTTACACCAGCTTGCGCTAAGCGTATCTCATACTCATCCATTAGGGCCATTGCCTCTTGAAGAGTCTTAGCATCCATAGTGCCCTTATTTACAGCAGGTAACATACGGGCGAGATCTAAAGGTATGTCAGCCATACCGTCCATTTTAGATGACAGTAAGTCGTGAGCGTTCTGAAGATCAGTTAGATTCATTAACCCTCCACCGAGGTAGCTTCGAGTAACTTAGCATCAGTTGTCCTGATACCAAGCCGCTTCAGTACTCCCGGCATCTTAGCTAGGATAGCACCTTGTAATTCATCCAGACTACGCTGGTCAATAGGCACGTCATTTGTAGTAGATTCCGTCTTCTCAGCCCAGCCCTGACGATTCTTCATGTTGAAGATCCACAGAACGTTGTTAAAGGCTTTGTTGTTAAGGTTAACACGACCCTGCTTGTACCACCATGCGGTGGATAGCATACGACCCAAATCTACAAGTTGTCTGAACACCAGTACTTCTTTGTACTGCTGTTGGAATTTGTCCATAGTAATATTTAAAGCAGAAGCGACCTCCACATCGGAGGCCCCTTCTTTATATTCTTGGATTAGTTGTTCTGCCCAGCGATTACTGGATGGTTGGGGCGAGATCATCGTCACGACTGTATTCTCCTTTACCATCTGGGGCTAGATATTTATAAGATTCTTCTGGTCCAGCAAATACCTTTGCGATAGGGATAGACGTAATATTACCAGTCTTCTCATCAGGCACTAGGCCTACAATCAGGTATTCTAGTTCATCAGTTTCGGAGTTCTTAGCTTCCATCAATCCAATAGTATTCTCGAAAGCTCCCTTATAAAACATCTTCAGCATCTCGTAAGGTGCTGGGTCAGCTATACGGTTGGTTAATACATACAACACAACTTCATTACTTTTTTCTTTTACTTCTTCAATTCCTGGGTCCATTACTAAAGACATTAGTTACTCCTCAAATTTTAGGGTTCGTACCATACGAACTAATCGTTTTGCTCTGTTGCCTACTTGCTTCGCCCATAGAGATGCTTCCATCCCTTTGGCTGCTTGATCGTAATCTTTAATTATAAAGTTACGAAGGGTATTCTTAAAGGTAGCTAGGGTTCTAGCTCCCATGTTGTAGCACATATCTACCAGCACTGCTTTGATTACATCTGGCTGATCTTGGAAATTAGGTACTAGCTTAGCTACTTGGATAACGCAATCTTGTACAACTTCTTTCAGTTTGTGCTCTGCCATACCTACCGAGAATTCTGTATCGGGCGTAACTCCGTGGGTATACCCGTAACCTACAGTCCAAGGCGCTCCATCTTCTAAACTACCTGTGTATCCTAGCTCTTGTACTATAGCTCTAGCTGGACGAAACCCCCATTTGGCACGTGGGTACTTTTTAAATAGTTTGGAAAGTGGGTCTGGATAGGCGTATTGTCGGTATCCTTCCGATACCTTTAACATCTTTAAAACTTCGTCAACCCAATTCAATTTAGTCTCCTCCTTCTGCTGGAGCCTTTACACGAGCTTGCATCTCTGTGGCTGTAAGTAAAGCTTTAGGCTTCAACCAAGGCCAGAAATGATACAGTATATTCATCAACCATTCGTAGAATAGTGGAGTAAAAATAGCTACTGGAAAGGCATAGGCTACCATTCTAGGTGTAGGCTTAAGAGCAAAAGCTATACTAAGCACAGCACCAAACACAATAACTCTAGCATACTGTACCGCAAATTTAATAGACGTTTTGGCCGGAAGTGGTAAAGTGGATAGGTAAGTAAAGCCTAGACCTACAGCAAGGGCGGTAAGAATTGCATGTAGTTCAGGTACGGCCATAACCTTACCGGCAAATTTAAAAGCTTCATCTATCCAGTCCATTAGTAATAGCCTATAATCGCTGTTACCGAAGTACCTGTAGCCCAAATCTTTTTAACCAGAGGAATTAATACTTCTCCATCTACAACAGTACGGGTTACAGCTACACCGTTAAGTGTTTCATACTTGATAGTACCTGCTGATTGTACCTGCACAATATATTCTCTACGTAGATCAGCTGAATCCGAACGCTGTGCGTAGATATCTTCTTGATTACGTGGGAAGTTTGCGAATCTATTAAAATTGCTTTGCATGTTATTCTCCTAATTTCTTTTGGTGTATGGGTCGAGACACTGATCCGTCTCTATCACAGGCTATTTCAACAGCGCGGTAAGCATCAGCTCCCGCATCCAAAGCCCCTAAACAGTAGGTAGCTCCAGAACCAATTGCAACGTAGTCGTCAGTGACTTCCATAGGTTGCATCTCGTCATCTACAAGGATGACAGTGTTTCCGTCCTTGGAAACCACTATACATGAAAACGTATACTCATCTGGATCATGGAAGATTGCCCCATACTCAGGTCTCTCGTCTTCGTCAAATCCGGTATCAGCCCATCTTTTAGTGATACCTATGGTATAACAGTTGCCTGCTCCCATAAAGTATCTACCATCTTTAAGCTTTTCTATCTTGTTAGTCCTAAACATAACTCCGCCACGATCCGTATTCTTGGAGTCTGCCACTATAATCTTGTTTCTACGGTCGTACACTATAGCAGTCATAGAGTTAATCCTATAATACTTCCAAAGTAGGTTTTCAGTTTTGCTCTATCGGTGCCGGGGTTTGCGCCCACTAAAAGCCCGCCAAACCACATATATGCCATATTTGGAGCAAGCCCTGATATTCCTGTTGTGCCCATCTTTGCAGTGGCCAAGGTGTCGGGCGCGGCCCAAGTATTTGCGATAGTCACAACGGTATTGTTGTTAATCTGGTTGTCCGTTGTGCCAACAATGTTAAGCGCGTCAATCACCGCAGAAACGCCGTCTACCCATTGTGCTGCGACACCAGTGGCACTTACTAAGCCTCTAGCGGTTGATCTGAACCGCGTTTGAGCTGATGCAGTGTTTAGGCTAAAAATCGTGAATTGATTACTGACGTCTTGGAA